GTGAATTCCAGAGTCCACATGCTTTCCGCCGCAAACATCCTCGCGATACACGAGGTCCTCGTCCTTGATTTTGCTGACAGCAGCGACCCGGTGAGCCCATCTGGAGTCAAATCCGAACACCTTCTCGAGTCAGCCGTTTCTCGTCAGAATACGGGGTTCGACGAGCGCTTGAAATATGACACCGCCGAATCAAATGCAGCAACGTTATGTTACGGCATTTGCTGCAACCACCCCTTCCACAACGGAAACAAGCGAACCGCCTTGGTTGCGACGCTATGCCATTTGGACAGAAACGATCGGACATTTCACTCAAATTTGACCCAAAATAAACTGTACGATTTTATGATCGATATTGCCGGTCACAACTTGGGAGCCAAGGGAAAACACCGCGACAAATCTGATGAAGAAGTCGAAATAATTGCGCGCTGGCTTCGCCGCAACACTAGGCGTGTCGAGCATGGCGAGCGTGTTATCATGTATCGCACATTGCGAAGCGTACTGAACACCTATGGATTTGAACTCGAGAACCCGGATAACAATGCCATCGATATCGTTCGATACAAAGATCATTCCGAGTGGTTCGGACTCCGTAAGCGGCGCGAGCGCCAACGCATAATTCGCATTGCTTGGCCCAGGGATGGAGCTACGGTCGGGAAAGGTATCCTGCGCGAAGTGCGCGAGGTGTGCGAACTAACCGAGAAACATGGCGTTGACTCGGCCACATTCTATGCTGCCGAGCGACCCATTGACTATTTTATCCAACGATATAAAGGCACGCTCCGCCGACTCGCGAAAACCTAACCATGCCACACAGGCGCCGCCCATCAAGCGTCACCGAAAATGCAGGTTGGCAGCTCACTAAATTAGTGCTCAGCCAGCGCGTCGACCAGCGCCTGATGCCGGTCGCGACACTCCCCTCCCTGGCGCTGCAGATCCAGCGCGAACTGTCGCAGATCAGCGAGCGTCGGCCCCGCCGGCGCCTCCAGAATCGGCGGACACGGCTGTGCCGTTGGCAATCGCGGCGTTGTCACGGTAGATGCGCATCCAGTCGTCACCAGTGCGGCAATCAGGAATGTCAGGCGTCGCATTTTTGGCGACCTCCACAATCTTGGTGATGGTTCGGTAATTGGCGTCCTTCTTGTCGCGGGACTGCAGGTAGAGCTCGGTCGCGGCCTCGGCGGTCAACTGCCATTCCTGCAGTTCCTGCTGCTGCGCGGCGGCGCTGTCGCGCTCCCCCTTGCTGTAGCCCGCGCCGTAAACCACCAGCAGCGCCAGCAGCGCCGCCAGCAGGAAACGCGGATCGATGAGGCTCATGCCGGCCCCCGCTTGGAAAACCGGCGGCGCAGCTCCAGCCGCCAGAAGGCCCACAGCGCCCCGACGGCCACCGCGACATTCAGTGCCACCTCGGGCGCGCTGTGGCACGCGCCCGGAATGACGATGTTGCCCAGCGCAGCAAAATTGACCAGCGCCAGCACCAGCGCACCGCCCGTGCGCGTCGGCACCTGGTGCGTGAGCACCGCCCACAGCGAGCCTACGAAAATGATGGCGTTGGCCACCTGGTTGATGGATGTGAGCAGCATGGTCACTCCTTGGCCAGGAACCGCCGGCGCAGATCGGTCAGGATTTCCGGGATCTGCTGCATGGCGTTGTTGACGATGGCCAGGCCAAAAACGGCGGCCGAGGCCACCGCGAGCATGTGGGTGTACGAGCCGGGCACCAGCAGGAACCGCTCGACGGCCGCGCCGCCGGCGAGGCAGCCGATGCCCAGGCTGCTCACGAACGACAGCATGCGCTGCCACCACGTGCCCGGCAGAAAGCGCAGCGCGATCACAGAGCCCAGCGCCGCCGAGCCGCCGACCTTCGCGGCTACGGCCATTTCGGATTCAGTCATCAGCCTTTCACCTCCTGGCCGCCGCAGAGCAGGTAGTGCGCGCGGAGTGCCTCGAATTTCTGTTCGTGCTGGCCGTAGCCGGCGCCGGGCAGGCTCGCCCAGATGTTTTTGCACTTGGCGATCGCCGCAGCCAGCCGGCCGGCCTGGATGTCAGCCAGAGCACCCCGCTCGCGAATCTGCTGGACCGCGATCGCGTCCTGCGCAGCCGGGCCGAAATCGACCAGCCTCAGCTGTCGGCGGTACGGGTCGTAGTAGCGCGCGAGGAGTTGGTAGCGGCCGGCCGCCGTCGACTTGATACCCAGGCGCGGCAGCTCCACGAGGATGCGCGGATGGTCGGCGTAGCTCACGAACAGGCCACCGCCCACCAGCACGTCGTACCCGCGATCGCGCGTCGGCTGGCGGCCGTTGTCCGTCCCCTCGCTGAACCCCACCATATCGAGAAACGCAGCGAGGTTCCGACCGCCCAGCACGGACGGATCTGTGTATGGCATTTGAATGCTCCAGAAAAGCAAACGGCCCGCACAAGGCGGGCCGTTGGTGTTGGTGGATGGGGTAAGCGCTACAGCTGCGATACGTCGACGAGCACGATCTGCGGCGGGTTAGCCGTATCGATTTTCAGGCCGGACCCGTCGCCCTGATTCCAGGCGCCGCGGTGCGTGTACTGCAGCAGCTTCAGCCCCGCGCCGTTCGCCGTCGTGTAGACGTGGTCGGCGACGAACAGCGTGTCGGTACCGGGCACCGCGTAGATGCCGGTGCGCGTGTACGACAGGCAGGCGGCATAGTTGCCCGCCGTCAGGGGGCTGGCCTCCCACGACTGGCCGTACGCCGGTGCGCCCGAGGGCGGCGTGACAACGCCCGACACCTTCAGGTAGGCCAGGCCGGAATCGAAGGCCAGCGTGCCGTCAGCCTTGAACACCTGCAGCCCGGGCTGGCCACTGGGCGCCGCCGGCTCGTCGAACACGTAGACCGTGAACGGTGCCTGCGCCGGCGCCGAGAAATTCACGGTCCAGTCCGCGCCGCTGTTGCTCGAGCCGAGCAACGCGACAGGGTTGGCCGATTGGATGCACACGAACGGCCGGCTCGCCGAGAACATGATCGACCCGCGGCCGCTGCCATCTGGCGTGACGGTCGATTTCTGGCGCAACGCCAGGTTTCCGTACGCCTCCGTAATCTGGACGAACCCGTGTTCGCCGTACACCGTGAGACCTGCAGGCACTGCCGCTTCCTCCCCCTCTCCACCGCTACCACACGCCGAAAACAAGCAAACAGTTGACGCGGCGAGCAGCAGTGTTGCTGCTCCACGTCGGAAACACCCACCGGATGGTCGTACCGTCAAGAACCACCGACGGAAACGCCAGCCAGTAATCGCCCGGCCCTGGGATAGAACCGAGCGGCAAACACGTGCAAAACCCTTGGCCATTGGCCAACTCTCCATGTGAAATTGAGCCATCCGCGATGCCGGTGTACGTGGACCCAAGCACCCGGCCGACCCGGTCGTTTGTACTGAACGTACGCACGCCGGCGGCGTTGTAGATCTCCAGGCCGACCGCCATCACCACACCCCCATGCGCACCCGCAGGGTGCCGGCGCTGTCATAGATCTGCGTGAGCGCGCTGGTATCGACGCGCCGGCCGCCGGCGCCGTTGCCGTTGTTCTCGAACAGGCCCGACTTGCTGAGCCTCCACCCAGTCTGCCCCGCAACGAAATTGCTCGACTGGATCGAGTCGCCGATCTTGGCGCTGGTGATCGTGCCGTCAGCGATGAACGCCGAATCCATGAACACCTGCCCGCCCTGTATCACGAACGGCGTCAACACGCTGTCACCGTTGGGATGCAGCACCGCGAATCGATCCGCAGCGATCAGCACCTGGCTTTCGATGACACCCTTGTCGTTCTCGACGCCGACGCCGATCCCGGCCAGGTAGGTCCGGCCGTTGGCAGAGATCTGCGTCTTGATGGTGTACATCGCCGCCAGCCGGCCGCCCTGCTCGGCGACCGCCTGCTGCGCCACCTGAACCGCCGCACTGCTCTGCGCGACCGTAGCCTGCATGGTCGTCACCTGCTGCGCGATCGCGCGGTTGGCCTCCTCCAGCACCGACTGCGTCGACACGATCCCGGCGTAGACGGTGCCGTCGCCGGCAAAATCCTCATCGCTGCCCGCCATCGGCGGATCAATCGAATCAACCGCCGACAGCAGGTCACCAGCGAGCTGCGTTTTGCCAATCTGGCCTTTCATGTAGCTGAGGATGTCGGAGGCCCGATCGCTGCTCATGCCCAGCACACCGTTACCGGACGGGTACCACGCGCCCACATTGCCGGACTTGTCGACCAGACGCGCCCAGAAATAGAACGTCGCGCCGGCCGCCAGCCCCATCAGCGTGTGCGTGTTCGCGGGAAACGCAAAATCGCCCAGCTTCGTCGCCGACGCGCGATCCGGAGTTTTGCTCCACCAGAGCTCGGTCCGCTCCACATCGAGCGGGCCGGTCGGGAATGCCCAGTCCAGTCGGATCCCGAACACGATGGCCGTGGCGATCAGCGTGCCCACCACCGGTGGCGGCGAGGTTTTGCCAGTGAGCCGGGTCTCCGCCGAATAGGCCGGCAGCGACGCCACGTCAAGCGCGTTGATTGCGCGCACCCGAGCAACGTAGGTGCCGGCGTAGATGTTGCGCACCTCGAGGCTCTGCGAGCCCGTGCGGCCGGCCGTCACCCATTCGCCATTGTCCCGCCGCCATTCGACCGTGTAGGCGACCGCGCTGGCGGCCTGCTGCCACGCGACCATCATCGTCGTGATGGCAATGCCCTGATCGACAACGCTGTACGTGGCCAGCGTCACATCTGTCGGCGCCGGCTGCACCGACGGTGGCAGCACCGACACTGGGCGCGCCTCGATGCGCGTGCCGTTGTCGATGGCCGAGAATTTCGACTGGTTGTACTCGAGCGCCGAGATGTCGAACGTCAGGCCGTCGCTTTCCGTTACCGACACCACCCGGAAGAGCTGGGTTTTCAGATCCGCGCTCTCGACCGACCACACCGCCTCCGCCTGCACCGGCTGCGACCAGTCGGCCGAGACGGTCAGGCTCTGCCCGTCGACGCGGGAAATGGTCCGCCGCTGCGCGGTGCCGTCCGGCAGGTTCAGCAGCAGGGTGTCGCCTTCCGCGACCACCACCGGCCGGTCAACCACCACCGTCCGGCCATCTGCCGAGCGGACGCGGCCACCGTTGGCCCGGCCCGCGCGCGCCGGGTCCGCGACCTCGATAATCGCGCCCGGCATGACTACTGCAGCGTCGAGCCCAACCTTGAATGAGACCGTCTCGGTTTCCAGTCGACTGGTTAGCAGAATCCATTGGCCGACGCGCTGCGCCTGGCTCTGCGAGGTGCAGCCGAACGCGGTCACCTCGGTCTGCTGGATGCCGTATCGCGCGATGCCGTCGCCATCCTCGACATGCTCGACCTTGGCGCGGTACTGGTCGCCCGGATCGTTCCACGAGACGAGCGCCACCGTCTTCCGGGCCCGCCTGGCACTGCCGGCGTAGGTGAACCGGCCGTCGACCACGTTGCCTGGGTGGAACAGATACGAAGCGGACGCCGGCATGTCCGCCACCGCGACCACGTTGCTCGACGCCCAGTAGGCCATGCCACGGAACACGCTGGCCAGGTCCTGCAGGACGGGGTAAGCATCGTTGCGCTGCTGGAGATAGCAGTTGCAGGTAAAGCGCGGTTCCTGCCCGCCTCGCCCGTCGGTCACCAGCTCGTCGCAGTATTGGCCGATCTGGTACAGCGCCCACTTGTCGACCATGTCCGCACTTACGCGGTCGCCCAGACCGCACCGCTTGTGCAGCACGATGTCATAGAAAACCCATGCGGGGTTGTTGCTGTAGGCCACCTTGAACGTGCCATCCCACAGCCCCGTGTAGGTGCGCGTGGCCGGATCGTAATTGCTCGGCACGCGGATGATGCGGCCGCGCAGGTGATACGACCGGGCCGGCACGCTGCTGAACTGGCGCGCATCGATGCGCACGCCAATCAGCGCCGAATTCGGGTAACGCAGCTTGGCGTCGATCACCTCGGCGATCGATTCGATTCGCGTCACGTCGGCGATCGTGCCGCTGTTCGAGTTGGGCGTGATGCGGCGCACGCGGATCGTCCAGCCGGTTTTCGCGCGCGGCAGCTCAATGCGGTGCGTGCGCGTGTACTTGCTGGTCGTCTTGCCATCGAACGCGGCGGCCAGCACCTGCTGCAGCGCACCGCCGTCGACGGCCAGGTCGATCGCATATTCGACCCGGTAGCCGTTGATATTCCCGCTGCTGGTGTCCGCGCGGGACAGCGCCGGCACCGACAGCTGCACGCGCACCGCCGACAGTTGCGTGTTCGCGATCGCACGCACCCAGGGCATGGTCGCGGTCAGCTCGACACCGACAGCACTCTCGCTCTCCACCGAGGGGAAGCCGGGAATGGCCTCCTGATCCTGCGAGCCCGGGCGGTAGTCGACGGCCACATTCTGAAAATTGAGCGTGCCGTCGGCATTGGCCAGCGGCGTGCCCTCGAGATAGATACTCTGCAGGCCGTTGACCAGGCCCGCAATCTCGCCCTCGGAAACGAGATCCAGCACGCGCGCATAGGCGACCGAGTGCAGGCTGTCCGGCGCTTCGGTCGGCGTGCTACTGCTGCCGCCGCCCTTGCCGCCACCGTAGCCGATGATGTTGCGCATGTACCAACCCCTCAATTGCAATTGATACTATTAAACAGTATCATTTTGATATGAAAGCCAAACACCAGAAGACGCTGGAGCTGATCTTTTCCCGCCCTACGCCAGCGGGCGTTAAGTGGGCCGATGCCGTCACGCTCATGCGAGAACTGGGCGCGGAATTGGAGGAGCGCGAGGGTTCTCGCGTGGCCGTCTTCCTGTTTGGTCAAGTTAAAGTGATGCATCGACCACACCCATCTCCCGATATGGACAAGGGCGCTGTGGCCTCGATGCGTAAGTGGTTCGAGGAAAACGGAGTCAAGCCATGATCAACGTCATGAACATCGGCGGCCACAAGGCCGTCATCGCCTACGACCCGGATATCGAAATGTTCCGTGGCGAGTTTGTTGGCCTGAACGGTGGCGCCGATTTCTACGCCGCCGATGTGACCGGCCTGCACCGCGAAGGTGAGTTGTCGCTGCGCGTGTTTCTGGAAGAGTGCGCACGGCGTGGCGTTGAGCCGCAAAAGCACTTTTCCGGCAAGTTCGTGCTGCGCGTGGAGGGCAAGGTGCACGAGGCCGCCGCCATCGCCGCTGCCGCGCAAGGCGTGAGCCTTAACCAGTGGGCAGCCGGCGTGCTGGAGCAAGCCGCCGAGGCGGCTTAAGTCGACCGGCGCACCGGTGCCATGCGATACCCGTGCGCAACGCTACCAACCTACGGCAGATCCTCCTCTCTACACCTGATCCTCGGCGTAGATCCCAGCCGAGATCACCGCCGAGCCGACCACCATCTCGCCGTAGAGCAGCGGCACTGGGTTGCCCTGGGCGCTGGTGTTCACAGGCCCGTTGAAGTTGTAGCTAGCGCCGTTGTCCGGGCTGTCCCTGACCGATAAGCCGGCCTGCTGCGGAGATAGCATCTGCACCACGCCGCCCAGCGCCATCGAGACACCCATGGCCCCCATGAACCCGCCAAAGCCGCCCGAACCGATGCCGGCGAGCCCGCCGGTGTAGAACGTCGCAGCCGCGATCAGCACGGCGCCGAGAATGGTCTGAAATAGGCCGGCCTGCTTGGCGCCAGCGAGCACCGGCGCAATGCGGATATCATCCGCGCCGGGCGGAAGCTCCAGCTCCGACTGGCCGATGTTTCGACGACCGACGAAACAGGCGTAGCGGATGCCGCGCTCATGGCTCGTCGCCAGTTCGCGACGAAAGCCCTCCACCTGCGCGCACAGCGCGCGCACGGCTTCCGCCGGACTCCCTACCGCCAGCAGGAACACCCGGCCGAAACGCGCTCCCAGCCGCCCATACAGGCGCACCGTTCGAATTTTCTGGTCCATCACCTACCCCTCACTGTGGTGACGCAGCACGCAGCGCGTGATCTCGCGCCAGTAGCCGCCATACACGTCGCGCGACGACAGGCGGCCATGCAAGTGATGCAGCATCAGCCCATCACCCAGGTATACGGCCGCATGATTCGGTACCGGCGCACGCACCTGCATGAGGATCACGTCGCCCACACGCTCCGGCGTGTCCTGCGACACGACCCGGAATCCGGCCTCCGCATAGTGCTGCATGTATAGGTCGCTGCCAGCGGCCCACCAGCTATCGCGGCGCTCGAAATCCGGCAGGTGGATGCCCCGCTCGCGCTCATACCAGTCCGCCACCAGCGAATAGCAGTCGAGGATGCCGTGCGCAAACTGCCGGCCGACCAGCGGTGCCCGGTAGCCGCATGGCGCGATCGTGCGCACGTCGTCGGCCGGCCACGCGATGATGTGCCAGGGCAGGCCGGACGCCTCGCAGGCCACGCGATCGGCCTCGCTGGGCTCGGCGCTGGCGTTCGGGTGGCTGTGCACCACCGCCAGCACTTCGCCAAGATCCTCGGCCGCCGCGTAGTCCTCGGCCGGCATCTCGAAATGCTCGGTGCCGACAGCCACGTTGCGGCACGCCATGTAGCGCTCGCGACCACGGACGACCACCACCAGGCCACAAGCTTCGCGCGGGTGTTCGCGCGCGGCGTGCCGGCGCGCCGCGTCGAGTGTTGTTTCTTGCATGTCAGGTCCGGATCAGGTCAGCCGCGGGGAACCCGCCGAACGGCAGGAGCTCGTTCTCGCCGAAGCGGCATTTGCACGACGACAGCCGGCCACCGCATTTGTCGAGCGACGGGTCGCTCACCGCGTTGTCGTCGCGGTCGAACATCGCGACGCCGGTGTAGCCGCACTCCGGCCCGCGGTAGCCGCCAACCGTCAGCCAGCCGCAGACGTTGGCGACAATCTGCCGACGTGGCAGCTGCACGCCGTTGAAGTCGAGAGCGCTGGAGAGCTCGAATTCCACCGTTTCATTGGTCTCGGCGGTCTTCTGCTCGATGAACCACGCCTCCATCGGCAACTCTTCTGTCGAGTCGGCTTCTGGGTTGCCCTCGGGGAAATTGCGCGCGTCCAGGAACCGGCCCAGCGTGCGGCGGCGGCGCACCTTGGCGCCAACGAGGTCGTCCGTGTACAGGCAGAGCGCAGAGATGGAGCCGTCGACGTTGCCGACGGCGAGCCGCGGCGCCGGCTGCTGGCCCTGCCCGGTACGCGCAAAGCCGGTGGCCTCGATCGGCCACGGGCTGTACTCGCTACCCGCCCACCAGATGGACCCGACCTGCGCATAGCCGTGGAAGCGCAGCACGTCGCCGCCCACGCCTGTCGCATCGAGCTCGAACAACTCGACCAGCGCGCCAGGCTCAAGGCGCTGAATATCAGCAGTGATCTTCATGCGTCAGGGGCCACCGGCCATGCGACGGGATCCGCGTCGAGGTCAACGCGGCTCAGCGCCACCAGATAACGCCACCAGGCGACGAGCTTCGCGGTCTCCGCGTCGGTTGCATCGGCCAGATCGACCGCCGCCTGCAGCGGCTCAATCGCGCGCCGCGCTTGTTTCATGCGTATGTTCCGTTCAACCAGCCCATCGGCACGGTGCAGGCTGGCGCGCAGCGCCTCATCCAACTGCCAGGCCCCGCCGTCCCAGACATGCGCCACACTGGGCCGGACCTGGGAAGTCAGATCGGCCGGCAGTGGGCCGATGCCCTGATACGCCCCGCTGTAGTCGTAGACCACACCGTCGGCAGTGCGATAGAGCGGCGCGGCGCGGAAATCCGCCCGCACCTGCCATGCCCCTTCCCACCAATTGCGCGCGGCCGAGCCGCCTGCGTCGAGGTACAGCGCGACCGATCCCTCGGTGACAACCGGAGGATCGGTAGGGGTCGCGTATGCGGGGATGAGCGGACTGTCCGGCTCGAGGGGGTTGTCATCGGCGGTGCCGTGTTTCAGCCACTCGCCGGTGATGTGATCGTAGTGATGGATGCGCATGGTTTTCAGTATTTGATGCAGGCGAGCAGCGCCACGTTGCGCGGGCGGGTCTCGCCGCTCACGCCACCGCCGAACGCGTCGGTATATGCGATGCGCGCGGCCCCGCCGCTCTGCGTCACACTCCCGACGACCCGCAACACTCCCGATTGCACTTCAGAGCCAAAAATCGGCGTGACGCTGCCATCGCCCCAGCCGAACAAGTTGCTGCCGTCGAAGCCAATCGGCATCCGGTGTTGGTGAGAACTCATCGCCTGGACCTGCGACGAGCCGAACGCCCGCCCAGAATCGACGCCGCGACCGTCGTCCCAGCCGCGAAGGAACTCCGCACGCAGCTCGGGGAGATTGAACGTCGCCGCGCCATCCCCTGCGCCGAACGCGGTGCCGATCAGGTTGAACAGCCGCTGGTAGGTCGCACGGGAAATCGCCGCGCCGTTGCATTTGAGCCAGCCTGCAGGCGGCGTCCGGCACGCGAACATGGCAACGCTGCCCGCCAGCGACGCCACGTCGTCCGCCAATGCATTGGCGAACGTCTCGAGCGCGGCCATGTTGTCGTTGGTCTTCGCGCTGCACTCGCGGTTGGTGTTCCCATCCCTGCCTAGCGGCGGGGTGCCGAGGTTGATTTTCTGGAGCTGCAAAGTCATGGCGCAAAGGCCTCAACAAAGGTTGCTGACAGCGAATACACCGCGCCTGCCTCGACAGCTGGGGTGTATTCGCTAATACGAAAAAGCCCGCGCGCGCCGAGCGGCGGGGTCCAGTAGAACGACCTGGCGCCGGCGTGCCGGTCGATGAACGCCTGAATTTCGAGAATCCGAGCCTTACCGCCCGCAAACCGGAGCGGCCAGCTGGAGGAGCGGTTATTGATGCCCGCCGGCGCTACCTGCTGGTAGCCGTCTCCGAACTGCGCACTGAGCGTGCGAAATTTGGTGCTCCCCTGGGCCGAACCGATCGGGCGCCAGGTGAACGTTTCGATTGCCACGATTACCCCCCTCGCCGCGACAGCACGCCGCCCTGCATGGTGGCGCGCTGGATGCGGTCATCGATGCGGCGGTCCATTTCCTTGAAAATCAGGTCGATTTGCCTGTTACCGTTGCCGTCGGTCGACTGGCGTACCTCCGGCTGGCTCGGCGCGCCGATGACATTGACGGTCACGTCGCCGCCACCGCCGAGGGCGTGATTCGGCACGATCGAGCCCGAGCCGCTGGGCTTGAACAGCTCGGGCCCCTCCTCGCCGACCAGATACAGGCCACCAGCATCGACGGGCCCGCCACCCGCGCGAGCGCCGCTCAGGAACACGCCACTGGTGTAGCTCGGCGCCTGCATGCTGCTGCCATAGAGCATGTCGCCGGCGACCGGCACGGTCCCGCTGCCGGCCGCTGCCGTGGCCGCACCGGAGAACGCCCCGGCGCCGCTACTCATCGCGCCGCTGAAGAGGCTTCCAACAAGGCTGATCCCCATCTGTGCCAGCCCCGAAATCGCGGCCCGCGCTTGGATGCGCGCCAGGTCTTCGATCACGCTCAGCGCGAAGCTCTTGAAATCCAGCTTGCCGGTCGTGGCGAACTTGGCGACCGCGCCCTCCATCGACTGGAATGCGTTGGAGAACAGCTGTTGAGCCGACGCGGCAACATTGGCCGCGGCGTCCCGATAGTCGGCCAGCGCAGACAGCGCGCCGTATTTCCAGTCCGCCTGCTTGGCCGCCAGCGCGTCGTAATAGGTACCCAGCTGCTGCAGCGCCTCCTGCTCGCTGGCGTTGATCTGCGCGAGCCCTTCCTTGTACAGATCGGATCCGGCCAGGCCGCGCTTCGTCATCGACTTGTTCCAGTCGGTGCGCATCGAGCCGAATTCGCGGTAGATCGACTTCGCGGCGGCCAATTCCTCGTTGGCGCGCTGGCCCAGGCCGAATGCGTCGAGCTGGCGGCCAAACTGCTCGCTGCGCGCCTGGGCAGCATCAGCGATGCGCACGCGCATGCCCTCGGCCTGCTGGCGCGCGTCCTCGAGCAGCTTGTGCTGCTTCTCGAGCTCGGCCGTCTCGTCTTTGCGTTTCTGGATCGCCTGCTCGGCGGCGACATTCAGGTCCAGCTGCGCCCTGATTTCGGATTGGTGCGCGAGCAGGCTTTTCTGGTCCGCCGTGAGCGTCTTGCGGGTCTGGATGTCGGCGATCTGCTGCTCGAACTCGGCCCGCGCCTTCTGGCCGGCCGTCAGCTGCTCGTTGACGGTCTGCTGGGCTGCCAGCGCCGCGCCGGTCTTGCGCAGCTGCTCGAGCATGCGCGTGCCGGCATCCTCGGTGTGGGCCTTGGACGACTTGTCTTTGTACTTCTCGTTGATGGCGGCGACGCCCTTGGCGTATTCCTCCGCCGTGAGACCCGCCTTTTCCGCGTCCGCCTTGAATTTCTTCAGGTCGTCGTCGCGGATCTGCTGGCGCGACCGCACGCTCTTCATCAGCGCGTCGATCGAGGAGCGCGCCGAGATCCGGTCATCCTCGGCCCGCTGCTTGGCCGCCTGGTCGGCCGCCTTCTTGGCGTCGCCGACCACGGTGTCGTTGTACTGCTGCAGCTTGGCCCGATTGGCGCCGAGCGCGGCCTCGAGCTGGACCGTGTTGTAGCCCTTGGCCCGCGCCTCGGCGAGCTCCTTCTCCTGCTGCGCCATGGCGCGATACAGGCCGTTGAGCTTGTCGGCCGGCGTCTCGGCGCGGCCGACGCCGGCGACCGCGTCCCACGCCTTCTTGGCCACCTCGGTCAGGCCGATCCACGCGAGCTCCATGTACCCGACGTTGCGGCGGACCTCCATCGCGCGGTCCGCCAGGGCGGCGGCGTACGTCTTCTGTGCGAGCGCCGCCGCCTCGTCGGTCTGCCCGGCCCGCTCCAGCGCGGCGATCTGCTCGTAGACCGCGCCCGTCAGGTAGTGGAACTGCTCGTTGAGCTTGACCGAGGCTTTGGTCGGTTCCTCGGCCAGCTTGACGAAATCCTTGATGGTCTCGTCGATTGATTGGCCGGTCGCCTTCTCCATGGCGATGGCGGCAACCGCAACCTGGCCCATTTGCTCGCTGGCCACCCGGCCGGTGGCCGTCAGCCGCGACAGCACGTCGGCCGCCGCGTGCTGCGTACCAATGACGCGCGACACGCCCTCCGCCATCCCGGCCAGCTGCGCGCTGGACACCCCGGCATAGTGGCCGGTCATGATGAGCGCGTTTGTGTAGCCGCGCGCCTCCTGCGCGCCCGTCGACCAGGCGAAAGCCAGTGCCGCCGCCGCACCGGCGGCCAACGTCGTCGGCGTAATCAGGCTGGCAACGTAGCTGCCAACGCCCTTAAGGGCTGGCCCGATGCCGCCAAACATATCCTTGAGCTGGCCGCCCTGCTGCGTGAGCACCAGCAGCGGGCTTTGCCCGCCGGCCAGCTGCGTCACGATGTCCGTCATCTGCGGCGCCACCATCCGCATCGCGGCGGCGGTCTGACGGGCGGACACGCCGAGGTTTTGCGTCGACGTGTCGGTGGCCTTGTTGGCGAGCTCAGCAGCACGCATGCGCTCGATGTACTGCGCGGCCGCCTGCGACACGCCGAGCTGCTCGGCGCGCAGCGCGGCATATTCCGCCGCCGTCTTGCCGGCGCGGTCCGCCTGCCGTTCCAGACTCTTGAGGAAGCGGCTGGCGGCCGCGTCCATGTTGCCGGCGGCGTTGGTGGCCGCGTCACCGATCGTCTGAATGTTGCGCGCCGACTTCTTGCCCGATGTGGCCGTGACGCTCTCCAGCGCTACAACCTCGGCGCGGGCCGCCCCCATGCCCGCCTTGACGCCCGTAGCGTCGGCATCGACCATGAGCGTCGCCTTGCCGACGACCGCATTGCCGACCGCTTCTGCCATCTCACTCCCCGTTCATTTGCGCCAGCGCGGCGTATTCCATGATGCGAATGCCAGCGAACACATCAGCGTGCTCGTGAGGCGGCACGTGCAGCAGCTGCAGCACCACCGGAATCGCCGCGTAGTCCAATCCGACAGGACCACGCGCGCCGACGCGCCACTGCGTGCCCAGGTGGGCGAATACCTCCACAGTGGTCGCGTTCTCCGGCCAGATGCCGAGCGGCTCCGGCTGTATGTCCGCAAACGTGAGACCGAAGGCCGCCAGTTGGTCGCCCTTCGGCGGGCTCCAGTACAGCCGGCGTGCCGCCTCGATCAGTTTCCCCGGCGCTGGCCGGTCAACTCGGCGAGGTACGTGTCGAAGATCGCGCGCGGCGCGCCCGGGTAGTTCTGCACGAGCCGGTTGAGCTCCTCGCGCGAGAACGGAACGTCCACGTCCGTCCAGCCGTCCACGATTTCGAGCAGCGCGTCCGCATCGGATTGACCATCGGCGCCGGCGCTCACCTGTGCGAAATACGCCTGCACGTCGTCGCGCTTCTTGTGCTTGAAGACCAGCTTGAGTTTTTCGGTACCGCCGCCGGCAATGGGGATGTCGGCCTCGGCCACGAACGTCGGTTTCGGATTGATGCTGAACATGGGCGTTTAGGCTCCTGCGTAACGGGTCACTTCGCCCGTCAGGGACAGCGTGACGGTGATGGCCATGGCCTCGTTCTTGGTCGTGGTCGGCACCTTGGAGAACGAGACATAGGCGCGGAAGTAGATCGGCGAGCCGCCCGGCAGCTTCATCTGCACAGCGCGCGGCTCGCGATCTTCGTCGGCCGCCTCCAGCAGCGCGTAGTGCGCGAGGGCCGGGTCGTCAGCGATCGTCAGCGTGTACGAGCGAGCGCTGCGGATCGTCGGGATCTGCTTTTCGTCGCCTGTGTCCTCGAGGAACGAGTAGTTGTAGAACTGCTGATCGCCGCCCGAGGCTGCCGACTGCAGCACCTGGGAAATCTGCTGAAAGGCCACCACCAGGCGCGCGGACCCGATGCCCGTGCCGGCGGGATAGGCGCCGGTATCGGTCGTATCGATGCCCTCGAGGGCGAAGGCGTCGGCGGTAACAGCATCCGCGCGCGCAACACGCCCATCCAGGCGGGACCAGCCGGAAGAGACTTCGAGGATGGCGCCCTTGGCGAAACCGTGCGCGACGCTGGACAGCTTCGCGGGCTTCGCGTTGGTAATGGCCGTGAACGCCTTGTCCGGGCCGTAACTGGCCGCGATGGCGAACGTCGTGCCGTTGGGTAGACGTACAGACATGTGGGTCTCCAGAAAGGAAAAAGCCCGCGCGAGGCGGGCGAAAATTGGCGGACGCGGCGAGCGTTACCGCGCAAACCAGATTGAAAAATCCTGCGTGGCGCCGCGCAGTTTGGTGATCGGCTCGAAAGTGCCCGCCAGTTCGCCCAGCGGGGTCGCCTGCAGCACGGGATCGAGTTCCAGGGCGTCGGCGATCGCGCGCATCAGGCCGCTCGCCTCGTCGCGCGTCTCCGCCCAGAGGTTGAACTGAAACCGGCCGTTGCGTTTGTCGGGCAGGCCGTCGAGGAACGTGAACGGTAGGCCGCCGATCTGCTGGTAGGTCACGTAGGGCAGCGGCGTATCGGCGGGCGCCTCGTCGGGGAAGACGCGATCGTCAACGAACGGCGCTGCGACGCGCCGGATGTCATCCTCAACTGCCATGGTCGCCTCCTGCCGCCACCACGTTACCGAAGTCGTCGACCACGGTCTTTTTCAGCACCTCGGCCACCCTCTCACGCGCCCGACGCTGCATCGCCTCAACGGCATCGGGCGCCCGATCGAAGGCGCGGCGGATGAACGATTGAGCCGGCACCCAGCGAATCCGACGCTTGCGCCCCTTGCGCTTCTTCACCAGCCAATGCCCGTTCTCGATGAGATGGCCGTGCGGCGCGGCGACGGCGTTCCAGCTGATGCTGTAGCTCACGCGACCACTGTCCGGCTTGTCCCGGTTGAACACCCGATAGATGGCGTTCTTGAGCTGGCCGGGCCGTACCCGTTTCTGCGCGGGCCCGCTGTAGACCGGCGCCAATGCGCGCGCCTCCTCGTAAAACACGAGCGCGCCCGCGTGCGCCACCGGCCGCACAACGTAGCCCTCCACAACATCCGCCTCCAAGCCGTCGATGGCCTCCAGCAGATCGCCCGTCATTTTCAGCATGGTCACCCCTTGCTCGCGCCGATCGTCACAACGAGATCGACGTGCTGGCGCCGCACCTCATCGGGCAGCACCGCCTTGATGTCGCACGGCTGGCCGCGATAGATCACGCGCCACGCCGCTGTCACGTCGGTCCGGTACCGGATGCGCAGGCTCACATCGCTCTCAGCCGTTTCCCGGTCCGCCACTATGAATTCCTTGCCGTTCTCGCCCCGTACCCGCGCCCATGGCCGGGCAACGTCCACCCAGGCATTGATAGGCTGCCCGGATGGGGCGCGCCCTGCCTCCCGGCGCTGCAGCACAATGCGCCGGTTGTACTTGCCTCGCTGCATGCGTCACCTATTCATCAAAAAACCATCGGTAGGGCTCGATCAGCGCGGCCGCCCCCGTCGGAATCGACCTCACCGCGGCGTCCGTGCTGTCGGAACGGTTTTCGTCGAAATGGCCGATCAGCAGCAGGGCAGCCAGCGCCAAGTCGTCGTCCAGCTGGAGCGCGTTGGCCGGCGCATCCGCCGGCAACGGCCCGCCTGCCGGATAGAGCTTGCGATTGGTGCGGTTCTCGATCAGGCGTAGCGCCGCGCGCAGATAGCGCCGCAGCAGCGCATCGTCCGTTTCCTCCGGCTCGACGCGCAGCTGCTCGCGGATCTCGGAAATCTCGATCATGTGAGCAGCGGGCCGCTCTCGCGGCCCACCCCATTACACAGCCGGCTTGCCGACCAGCGCCGCAATTGCGGACGTGTCCTGCAGCACGCAACCGAAGCGGTGGAAGGCCAGAAAGCCGACCTGGCCGTATTCCGCGTAGCGCTCGACCAGTCGCTTGATCGCCATGGACCGCACACGCCGCAGAATGAACTGGTTGAAGTCGCCGCCATACATGAATTTCTTGCCGGCGCCGATATCATCGATCGCTTGGTCGATCACGTATTGCCGCTTGAGAATCGTCGGCGGCGCGGACGATTCCAGGCCCGGCAGCCACAGCGGGCGACCGTTGCCGTCGACCAACTCCTCAAGCACCTTCAACGTCTGATCGTTGAAGGCCAGGCGATACATGGGCGCATTCCGGTAAGCCGGATCCACGGCGTGAATCAGGGTGTTGACCTCCTGCCAGGTCAGCTTTGCGGCATTCGCCGTGCTCTTGGTGAGAGTCACGGATGCGGCCAGCCCCTGCGGCTGCTGCGGCTTGCCGTCGCCCGTCCCCTGCACCACCAGGCGAGATTCCGCACGGCCGATGCGCGCGGCGATGCGACCGGCCAGGAACGCTTCGATGTCGACGGACGAGTCGCTGAGCAGTTCCTCGCTGACACGGACCACCTTCGACGAGAGCTTGTGAGCGCCAAGTGTTCCGATGCCGAAATCGATGTCGTCTTCGCCTGTCGCCTCGCCTTCGCCGAGGAGTTCGCCCTCCTCCGCCACGCCCAGCGCCACCGGCCAGTCGATCGGCTCGCCGCCGTCCGTAGTCAGATTCTGCATGACGCTGGCCATGCCGCCGTAGGTCACCAGTTGCTCGACCACCTTGGCCAGGAAGGTGCGGGGCACGGTGTAGCCGCCCTTGTCCGGCACGCCGGCACTCTGCGCGCGCAGCTCCTGCAGCGCCCTGCGCTCTTCGGCGGACAGCTCGCCGAGGCCTTCGCGCAGGAAGCGCCCAAAAGCCGCGGCACGGCGCTCGTCGTCCGTTGTCCCGCCGGTGGCAGCGGCCGCAGCCTGCCGCGCCTGCCTAGCCAGGTCGTCCGCGTTGCTCTCGACGTAGCGCTGCTCCGCGCTGCGCAGTTCTTCCTCGCGCTCGATCTGCTCGTCGAGCTTCTTGAGATCCGCGCGCATGGCATCCCAGCGCGAGCGCTGTTCATCGTTCCAGGCGACCTCGCCAATGTTGTCGTTCAGCGAGCGCATTTCGGCAGCGATCTTTGCACGCTTCTGCTTCAGTTCAGCCAGGGTCATACCATCTCCATTAAATGTTGAGGAGTTCAAGGAAGCGTTCGCGTGCGCGACGCTGATTGATTGCCGCGACGTGAGCCTTGTCGTCGCGCGCCTGCCGCCACGCCGTCAGCGAGCGCTGCGCAGAATGGCTTTCGTCGTAGGCCGGATACGTGACCGGCGAAACGTCAATGAGGGTCTGAAAACGGTGGATGGTCCGCACCACCAGCTCACCCTCCTGGCGCCACTCGTCGCCATCGGGTGCCACGCGGAAGCTGAAGCTGGAACCGTTGATGTCGCCGCGCGCCATCGGGGCGAGCAGCAGATCGCGCACCGTCTGGGTGTTCGGCGGCGTGACGGTGTAGGCCAAGCCGCGCGAGTCGACCGAAATCTGCAGCGTGTTGCTGCGCGTGCGGCCCAGCACGAAATTCGGGTCGTGGTTGAACAGCGCCCGTACGTCGTCGCCGAGCACGCCGTCGAATGCGCCAGGCATGATCTCCTCGACGAACAGGCCGGCGATCAGCGCGCTACGGGTGTTGAACACCGCGGCATAGCCGTAGATCGTCGGCACGCTCTCTGCGCCGGCGTCGGACGAGCGCAATTCGCACAGCTGCCCGGGCAGCGTGCGCTTTTCAATATCGGTCATGGCTTTCTCAGGGTTGCGTGAGGGGGGCCGGCGGCGGCGCGGCCTCGCTGGCTGACTTGGCGTTGACGCTGATGAGGAGCTCGGACAAGCCCTCGCGCGGGTTGAGGTCTTCCAGGGCGCGGACCTCGTTACGGTCGAGCCACCCGTCGGTGATGCCGTAGTGATAGAACTCGGCGCGCTCTTTCGGCGTGCCACGCAGCAGCGCTGCCAGGTTCAATTTCACGTAATACCCGGCGCGGCGCTCGGCCGGCGTGAATACCTTGCGATTGATCTCCTGCTCCCAGTTCATCACCCAAGGCATCATCGTGTAGCGCACGAACCCGACGCCCTGCTCGCTGATGTTCGAGAACGTGGCGCGCTCCAGGTCGTTGATCATGTGCCCCGGCACGTTGTACAGGCTGGCGATCTCCGAGCGGTTGAACTTCCGTGTTTCAAGGTATTGGGCGTCCTCCGGCGCGATGCTGATGGACTTGTAGTCCAGATCGGCCGGCAGAAGCAGCGTCTTGTTGTCCGACTGTTTCAGCCGCGCGACCGCCTTTGCCCAGAAGGATTTGAGCCGCTCCCAGGATTTGTCCTGCAGGTCGCCCTTGACCGTCAGCAGGCCGGTCGGTCGACCGCCGCCGTCGAAAAATTCCTTGCCGTAGCGCTGCACCGACAGGCCCAGGCCGATGGTTTCGGCGTGCTGGCGGATCGGGCTGATGCCCATGCGACCATCGGAGCCCAGCGCCCGAATGTGGATCATGTCCTCGGGCGCGACCGCCAGCGGATAGTCGTCCTCGTCGAGCGTGCTGTACACCCAGCGGTTGCCGATCCGCACGAGGGCGGTTTGCCAGGGCAGGCTGCGCTGTAGCTCGACCACCTCCCCGGCACGGTTGCGGCGGATCACGCTATAGCCGTTGCCCCAGCCGCATACATGCGCCTGCTTGGTCTCGCGCCACTTGTAGCTGGTCTGCCAAGCGTTCGGCTCGTCGTGCAGCAGGTAGTACGCCGGGTGATCGGTGGCCGGCTTGATGTTGTCGCCCTGGCGGCGCAGCACCACCGCCGGCAGCTGGGCCAGCGCGGTCGATAGCACGTTGATGCAGGAGTAGACCGCCGTGAGCCGCATCGCGGTCTGCTCGGTGACGGTGGCCGCGCCATCCCCGTGCAGCCATTCCTGCAGGTTGCGGCCCGTCAGCGGCACCTCGGGATTCTCGATGCTGCTGCGGCTCTCGAAAAGCCTGTCGAAAATCATGCCGCCCCCTTGCGCCGCGCGGCGGCCAATGCCACCAGCAGGAGAACGGCGCCGGCGACGATCAGCGCCGGCCCGGGCCCAAATTGGAGATGCACGCCGGCAGCCAGGCAGCCGAGGCCCGCCAGGCCGACCGCGTCGATCAGCAGTGTTTTCATGGTCACATCACGAGAATGTCGTCGTCGTCCAACGAGCTCAGCTGGAATTTCTTGTCTTCCAGCACGGCCGCGCGACTGAGGGCCATCACGACCGCGACGGCCGGATCAATCCGGCCGCGCAAGCGTGATTTCTTCTTGTCAGGCCGGAAATTGCCGTTGGTGTCGAACAGCAAGGCCACGTTGGCCACCGCCCAGCGCAGCACCGCATTACCGCCGTGTCGCAGGCGCTTGCCGTAGACGAGTTCCTCGAACCGTTTGGATCCGGGGTACATGCCGCTGAAGTTCTGCGGCACCTCGACCATCGGCAGTTCTTCCTCGAGCAGTTCGCCGACCAGTTGGCTGGAGTTCCACACGTCGAAGCCGACTTCGACCAGCTCGTACCGGGCATGCGCCTCTAGCACGGCTTGCTTGACGTTGCGGTAATCGGTGATGGCGCCCTCGGTAATGGTCAGCCAGCCCTCTTCCGCCCAGCGCTTGTAGTCGGCCCGGTCTTCGCCAGCCTGGGTGTCGGCCTTGTCCTGCGGGCACCACGTCTGCACCAGCACGTGCCACTCGCCGTCCGGCTCGTCGTCCGGCGGAGGAAACACCAGCGCGAACGCGGTCAGATCCTGCGTCGACGACAGGTCGATGCCGCCATAGCAGCGCCGGCCGGCCAGCCGCGCGGGGTCGAACCGCTTGCCGCCCTTGTCCCACTCCCGAGGGTCGATCCAGCCATCGGCCGAGTTCACCCACAGGTTCAGATCCTTGGTCATGAAATTGACCTTGGCACTGGGCAGTGCCTTCGCCTTGCGGGCCATCGAGCGCATGTAGTGCCACAGCTTGGACAGCCCCAACCCGGGATTCGCCTTGATCCACACGGCCTCGTCGAATGGATCGTCGTCCGTGTCGAGCGTGTAGATGTAGCCGAAAAAACTGTCGTCCTGCCGTTCCCCCTTGAGCACCTCGACCAGGTAGCGCCGGATCTCGGTGCACACCCCGTCGAGGATGAAACCGGCCGTGGTGATAGCGGACAGCAGCGGTTGCGTCCGGGCCCCCAGGGCGGATTCCATCACCTCCCACACCTCCGGCGATTTCTGCGCGTGCAGCTCGTCGAAGAGGATCGCGTGCGGGTTCAAGCCGTCCAGCGATTCAGCGTTGGCCGGGAGCGGCTTGAACACCGCGCTATCGAACGAAACCTGTTCGAGGTTGCGGCCCTCGTGGATCTTGAAGGACCGCTTCACGCCCGGCGAGCGGCGCGCCCAGCGGCGCAGGTTGTCGAAGGCCGGCTTGAACACCGACATGGCCTGCTCGCGCGTGGTGGCCACCGCGTACACCTCGGCGCCGGGCTCGGCGTCCATCATGAACAGGTACGCGCCCTGCGGCCCCTTCCATGTCGACTTGCCGTTCTTGCGCGCGACCTCCTCGTAGCCGCGGGTGAAGCGCCGCGTGCCGTCGGCGTTGAGCCAGCCGTACAGCACCGCCGTCCAGAATTTCTGCCACGGGTCGAGCAGGATCGGCTGGCCGGCCAGCGAGCCCTTGATGTGCACGAAGAACCGTTCGATGAACTGGATCACGTGCCGCGCGCGATCCGGATCGAAACGCAAGCCGCGCGCGGCGCCATCGCGCAAATCGCGGTAGTGCCGCTCGACGGCCAGGTACACGTATTCGCAGACGACAATCTCGCCGCGCAGCACCGGCAGGCCGTAGGCCTCGTCCCACTCGTGGAGCGTCGCCGGCGTCAGGCCGGCAATCTGTTTCTGGGTGCGACGCGCTCGAGACCGTGCTCGAACAGCTCCGCGAACAGATCGTCCTGCACGCCCTCGTCGCCCAGCTTCGCCCGCGCCGTCACCGTCGACGGCAGCGTCAGGCAGCTCTCGGGCAGCCATGTGAGGAGCTCCTTCTTGATCGCAGCGGCCGCGTAGAACAACTGGTGCGGTTGCTCGTACCCCTTCGGGGTCTTGATGAAGTAGGAACCGCCGTTCGATGCCTCGAAGTTCTGCAGCTCCAGCTCGGTGTTCACCCAGCGGATGAACGTGCGGCACACGACCGCGATGGCGATGCCCGCCGTGAGGTGCGGCATGCCGGCCTCGCGCAGCTGCGCGCAGATGTAGTCCCACACCTTGCGCTCGCGCGGGGTGAGGTTCGTGCCCGGCGGCGGCGCCGGCGACCGGATCTCCTTACCACCGCCGACCGACCGCCCGGAAGGTGTCTCGGGGGATTTGGCCGGCGCCTCGTTGTCTTGCAGGCCCATAGACGGCTCCTTTTCGTGCGAGCCACGCGAAACGGCCTCCGGCCTTGTTTCGTGCGCTCTATGAGGCGGATTGCTTAACCCCCCCCTCTCAAAATCGACTGCTCTAAAAAATCGACCTGGAGCGCGGTCTGGGTCGACCGGCGGCCCAGGGATCGGACCACCCCCCTCCCCCCTCCCCCCGGGGGGTGCCCCCTCCCGGACCACCCCCTCCCCGGTGGGGTGGCACCCCCGGCCACCCCACCCGCGCTGCCGTGCCGCACTCAGCGCCTCGGGTTGGCGAACCCGCCGTCCTCGCGCGCCGTCTTGCGGTCGTGGCACGTCTTGCACAGCGCCTGCCAGTTGCTGCGGCGCCAGAACAGATGCTGATCGCCCTTGTGCGGCACGATGTGGTCGACAACCTTGGCCGGCACCACGTGGCCACCCCTCTTGCACTCCACGCAGATCGGGTTGCGCTTCAGGTACTCGAGCCGCTCGCGCTGCCACTTCGATCCGTAGCCGCGACTCGCAGCTGTGCCACGGCGGGCAACCTCTGTCTCGTGCCGTTGGACCGCGTGCTCCTCGCAGTAGGCGCCGCCGGGTGCGGCGTACTTGGGACAGCCCGGCACACGGCACGGGCGCGGTGCCTTGGGTGGCATGCTCAAACTCCGAACAGGAAGCGGAAAAGACAAAGCCCCGAGGGCTTGCGCACTCGGGGCTTCGGTGATGAATTCTGCGGACGCACGTTCCCTATCGATGATCCGCCCAGGCTCCTATAGCTCTTGTCATGTGTCCCGGGAGGGCTGCACCGTCGTGCACGGTGCCAGCAGGTGGAGCGGATTCTAGGCGACGTGTTTCGATTGCGCAAGAGGCCGCAGTTGCACGTTCATCGTGCGCTCGGTGTCGCCATCGTAGCGATCGAGCAGCGCGAGCGCCGCCACCAGCCGCTCGCGCCAGCGCCGCGCGAACACGTCACAGTCAAGCACCAGCGACATCGCGCGCTCCGCGTCGCTGTAGTGCGCGCGCCCGGTGCCGTGACATGCCGCGCAGCTGTAAGCGCGCTCGCCGAGGATGTGGTCGGCGTCCGGCATGCCGCCCACCACCTGGCCGCCGCACACCGGACACCTGTCGTGCAGCCACTCCCACACCGCGCGGCGCGCCAGCCGATGGAAGATATCCGCCCCACCGTCGTCGGCGCTGGGCCGGCGGTCGCGCAGGCCACGGCCGCGCACGTTGGCGCGCAGACGCTTTGCGAGCAACGCTGTAGCGCGGTCCATACCCCGCGCTCGCGCGATGTCGCCGTACCGCAAGCGCCACAGCACACGGCCCAGCTCGTCGGCAGCCGCAAACGCGCCCAGCACAACATCACTCGCTGCAGCCTGGTCGGCCAACTGTCCGCGCGCGTTCATGGCGACGGCAACCTGTTCCCTCGGATCGATTCGCATATGCTCCCTGGTGTGATCGCGGTTCAGCGGCGGCGCGCGCCGACCATGGCGCGCATCCGCTCAAGGTTCTGTTCGGCCGCAGCGGCATCCGGCGATGCGCCCACATGCGCGGCACCCGGAATCGGCGGCAAGTGCTCCTCTGCGGCGACGGCCCACAGGCGCGCCCAGCGCTCGGCGATCTCGGCCCACGGCCGGCCGAGCGTGTCGGCGCCCGCGCGGACGGCGGCCCAGAACACAGCGCGAGACGACCACGTGTCAGCACGGTCGGCGCGGCGCGGCATCTGCTCGCAGGCCTCGGCGTAGGCTTGCTCGGGCGTCATTGGCTGCCCCTCGGTTTCACCAGCGCCCGCAAGCGGAGCACAGCGGGAGAAAGACTCTTCGGGGCCTGCGGCGCGACGACGGGGGCCAGGCGCTGCGACCGCAACGCGGCATCGGCCCGCACCTGCTGCTCGCGCGCATCGCGGACTCGATCCGCGTACTCGGGCACCCACCCCGGCCCGCTGGCCTTGGCGACGAGGCTCGCGAAAAACAGCCACGGCCGCTTGATCTGCCCGCCGCCCATGCTGCCGTCCCACTCGTCGAGCACGCGCTGCCGCCGGTCGTGCGGCAACGCGACCAACTGGTGCGCCACGGCGGTGCGCTCATGCAGCGGAATGCGTCGCGGCCACACCAGCACGGGGGACCACGGCCGCGCGCCATCTTCGCCTTCTGCAAGCCGGCCCGCAGGGCCATCCCCTACCGCATCGGCGTCGCGACGGGGTTGCTCTGAGAGCCGGTGCACCGGCTGCTCGCCGGCCCCCGGCTCGAATGCATCGAATCCCGGTTCGGTTTGTGGCTCATCTCGCCCCTCCTCCTCCAGATGCGCCGAATAGGGAGGTGAGGAGGGTATAGAGGTGTTACCGGGAAACGGATGTGTGTCGGCTTTTGCCGAACGCCTACCCGGACTGCCCTGCCGCGAACCCGCGCCACGTCTGGCTTTCTCCGGCTTTTTCTCCCCTCTCGTACCCCCTCCGGCTTTTTTTTGGACACACGAATCCGTGCGCGCCAGCAGCATCCGAAATTTGAGGGTCAATCCCTCGCTGATCCGCCGCAGCAGCCCGCACTTCTCGAGCTGCTCAACTCGGCGGCGCAGCTGTTGCTCGGTCGGGCGGAAATAGCGCACGCCTGGACGGCCGGGCACCTCCGTGCCCTCACGCAGCGCCTGCCACGAAACGGCCTTGCGCGGACCACCGACCACGCCTGTCCGGAAATCCATGCAGCGGCGCAGCACGAGATAGAGGCGACACGCGAGATGGTCGACGGCGGCGAGCGCCTGCCATTCCTCGCCGGTAATCACGAATGCGGCTGTCATACGGCCACCTCGTCATCGCACACGCTGTCGGCATTCATCGCATTGAGGGCGGCGGCCAGGTAGCCGACCTGCCACACGCGCCAATGCGCCGTATCGTGGTCGTAGGGGCACATCTCGGGCTCGAGGCCGTTGCACATGGCCGAGCGCCCTCGTTGCTCGATCGTCTCGATCGGTTCGATTGGATAGTCCACGGGATACCTCACTGCGGGCCGGCGTCGGCCTCGCACAGCACGTCGAACGTCGCCACGAATTCGGGCGACGTGTCAGCGCAGATCTGATTGCGATACGCGGCGCGATCGGCCGCGGATGGAATGGCGCGCCACCGCCTGGCGCACACGACGGCCAGCGAAGAGATTTCGCGCGCCGCGTTGAACGAAAAGAACACCTCGCCCAGCGTCCACCCGCAGACGGACAGCAGGTGATCGGCGAACTGGACGAGGGTTTTCTCGCCTCGGTGGCGCACCACGAGGCGGATGTGATGCCAGGCACAGCACTGCTGATAGGGACGCTTGCACGCGAGCCCAACCGATACGCGGGCCGGCTTGCAGCACGTCATGTCCGCAAAGAAACGCGGTGGCTCCGGCGCCCAGGTCAGCGAACGTTGCGTCATGCTTTCCGATGTTGCGGCGCGACGGCCTGCGACCGGATTTCGGCGTGCCATGTCGCCAGCGAGACATACGCCTTGAGAAACTCACCTTCAATGACTTCGAGCTCGGCCTCGGTGATGACGTTGTCCTCGGCAGCCCTCGCCACCGTCGCAGCCAGATCGCCAACTTTGGCCATCACCCGGCACACGGTGTGGGCCGGATTGGGATCGTTCGCATCCGCCTCGGGCAACTCCACGGGCACCCGGCCATGACGCCAGCACAACGCATCCAGCGGCGCATGCGCACCTGGCACGCGCGCCTCCTCGCACAGCTCGAGGATCATCGAAAACTCTTCGAGCGTGATGTGATGCGAATCGATGCCCGGACGCAGCTTATTGCGCAGAACATTCAGGTAGACCCTTTTGCCGGTCCGCTGCGAAAGCGCGTAAGCGAGCCCGGCCAGGCCGCCCGGATAGCAGGTTGCCAGTCCGTACAGCGCTTCATGCTGGTCAACCTCGGACATACGAGAAGAGATCACGGTAAACCCCGATGAAAATGGCCGTTTTCTTGTGCCGCGCCGCTGCCTAAGATTCAGTCAAGCGCAAACAAACAAGACGCAACACCGCGCCAGTTGAGCTAGCACGGCAGTTCGCGGATTTTTGGAGTCTTACGGTCTACATGCGACGTAACCCGTCGCGAACCGGCCATTGGTGAGCCGCGGCCAGCAGATACCCCTGTCCACCGAGGAGGAAAACACCATGCAGCGAATCAGCATTCGTCCGCACCACCAGGTGCCCCGCTACCTGGCGGCGCGCCCTGCGGTGACTGAGCGCGCGCCAACTCGAACCAGTCGTACAAACGCTGAATTCGATTCACAGACGGATCGGAAATCCGGCCGCCAGCAAACTTGGTGAGCCACGAGTAGTAGCTCACAACGCTCTCAGGGGCCAAAGCGCGCGCGATCTCCATCCATTGGCCCTTTGACCGCTGGAGGTTCTCCAACACAACTGCAAGCATGGGTTTTTGCATGCAGCCGAGGTTAGCACGCAAGGGCTAAGCGCACAAGCAACTAGCACCACATGACTAACCGAATTAGCAAAAATATGCTCATGAGACCCGCCCGAAAACCCGCTCGAGTCATCCTCGCCGAGAACCTCGCTAGCCTGATGGCTGCGTCCTCCAACGTACGCAGCCAAAACCAACTGGCGAAGAAGTCAGGCATCGGCCAAACGACCATCAGCAAATGGCTGCGCTCCGACATGGACGTGTGGCCCCGCCTTGACGCGATTGAGGAAGTCGCCGACGCACTCGGCATCACAGTGGCGGAACTGCTGACAGACCAAGACGCGCGGCCGAAAGGCAACGCAGGCAATGCGGCGATAGACGACGCCTACAGCCGCCTATGCGAGGACGTCGCGACAACACGGGCACGCGATTTACAGATCGCGCAAGGACTCGCGCAACTGGTGGACGAATTGCGCGCCAGGGCTCGAAGCAGCGTGCAAAACGCAATGAACACGCCGAACCCAACCCCAGATTCTGATTATTTCCTTAGCGGCGGACCACCTGCCCGCAAGAAGTCCCCCAAGAAGGGCGCGGTATAGCGGCTCACCAACAAGCCGAGAACGCCTCCCCCGTCAAGCGCGGGATTCTCAAATTATGTGCCAACGAACACAATAGGAGACTTCAACTCCCCTTTTTGGCACCGCTGTTCCATGGACGACCGATGCCGAATGTAATAGATGGGCATCGTAATACCCTTCCCCTCCTCGTCGGCGGCAAAACTCGACACCGACGATATCTACTGCCAGGACACTCGACACGTCATCGGATTACTGGCCGAACATGCGCTATCGGACGAATTTGATGGTGTCATAGCCATGCTGCGACCGACAGATCCCGCTGCCGCACCGGTCATAGCGGTGGGCGGTGCATACAGGTATCGTCGGGACAAAGCCTTGAAGGCAAGCGCCTTTCTACACATGACGGTGGAGGAACAGGGCCGGGCAGCTGCCAAGCGCACCCAATCAAACTCCACGGCCAACGCCAAGCCCCACGGCCCCGCCGCCACAGATGCAGGCGTGAAACGCCAGCTATGGAACGAGGCAACCACTCGTTATCGGACCTGCGAAAACCTGCTGCGACTCGCATTTAGTCAGCAATTGCGAGCCACGCCAGAAACAACCGAGATCGTGATGGGAATAACGCAGCTCACGATCGAGACGATCTGCGACTGCCTATGGGAATTACTGCGGCGCCCCGGCCAGGCCGGGCCGCGCACGAGGCTCGATGTTCTGAATGGCATTCAGGACTTCCGCGCAGCACGCAGACAGGTAGCCGCCTGGATGCCGACGGCAGGCGATGAGGAAGAACACTACACACGCAGTGTCGACTTCCTGGACGCGGATATTCTCGCCGCGGGTCTCGCAGAACTGCAGCGTGCAGAGGATGCGCTGCGCCAGCTGGTTGCTGACACCCACACCGACAGCGTCGCCAGCTAACGGGCCACAGAAGCGCACCGCACAATTATCTCGGTTCCGCCCCGTACCGAGACCGAAATTCATCGACCATACGGTCACACGCCGCACGGGCAAATCTGCGCGCACCCACGTCGAGAAGCGCATCCCGCTCCGTCTCGCGACATTTTTCAATCGCCAACTCATCACGCCGCTTGGGGCTGTTCAGCGCATTGTTCCTGGCGATGCCAAGCAGAAACCCAAACGCGAAAAGCACGCCAACAACCAACGCGAGCTTCCACACGAAAGGCATTCCGGACCGCCCTTCTCGAGCGGCGGGGTTACCGCAGGCCGGGCACGCCACCGCACGGTCACTCACCTCCCGGCCACATTCACCACATTGAACGAGCATCTTTCGGCTTGGGTTAGCTGAATCGGGCGAGATTTTCTCACATCCGCCCGGGCCAGCCACCTACAGCTATTACCCGCAGACTAAGCTCTCGAGCCAAATTAGTCTTTAAGTGCTTGCAAAGCCCTCGCGGCGCTGCTAGATTTAGCACTGCTGTGCTAACAAAAATCTTCGGTGATGACGATGGCCAGGAAAATCAGGGCAGTTTTGCTGTACGTAGCAGCGCTTACCTCCGTGCTCTATATCCACGCATATGCGCTGCACCTCGACGAAGAAGGGCAGGCAGATCTGCGCGTGCGCACCGCTCACAAGCAAGCGTGAGGCCCGCCATGCGCTACTCCGAACGCCTGCTCAAAGAACTCGACGAGGAAATCGCGCGTCGACGCCGCAACATCGAACGGCTCGCCGGCAGCATTGACGCCATCGGCGAATTCCTCAGCGTCGCCCACTGTGCCGGCGTCGATCTGCGCCTGATTGACCCGCTCGGCGGGGGTCTCCAGCTGAGCACGCGGAATCATGCATCCGCCCTGCATTTTCTGAATGCGCACGGCATCACGCCGAAATTGCTCGGCCCGACGCCCTCCAATCTGCTCTACAGCTTGGCGCTGCCGGGTGTCGAGCGCCCGGTGTTCTTCATCGTGCCGCCCCAGACTGCGAAAGCCGAAGGCCTGGAACAACCGCAGCTTAGAAAGGTGGCGGCATGAAAGCGAAAAAGCCCCGCTCCCTCGAGGCAATGCTCGCCTTGCCGCTATACGAGCAAGCCATCGAACGCGAGAACGAGCGCCACCGCGCGCGCATCAAAGAGCTCGGGCGCATGCGCGCGGCACTCAAGCTGCTCGATGCCGAGCGGCCGGCCATCAAAGCCGCCGGCCGCGAGATCTATGCCGAACACCTCTCGCGCAGCCCGTTCAGCAGCACATTCGTCTACAACCCCATGTTCGACCATGGCCCGGGTCTGTTGGCGGCGCTGCTGCGCAGCAAGTGGAAGGTGATCGAGCGCGGCACGGGAGCATACCCTTCGCCCACCCTGAAGAAGGGCCGCCTGCAACTGCGCATCTATGGCATGGATGCCGATGCCCTCGAAAAGGCCGAAGAGATGGCCTTTCCCGAGCGCCCCGGCAATGGGGTGTCGCTATGACCGAGCGCACGTCAGCCGCCCACCGCCTAGCAAACGGCCCCTTCAGTCGCAATCCGGCTGCCGGCATCGCCCTGATTCTGGCGCTGTTCGGCCTGGCCGGCGCCATCGCGCCGACCTGCTCCGCGGTCGCGGCCCAGCTTGGCGCGTGAAGCTCATGGCCCGCCAGCGCTTCACCCGTGACGAGCTGATCGCCGAGTTCCTCCGCGTGCGCGGCTCCGGCCGCGCCGAGGAACAGGTCGGCATCCCGGCCGTCCGGCGCCAGCTCGCGCGGTCCCGACGCGCCTACCTGAAAACCCAACGCGCCACACCGCGCGCCAGTTTTTCCACCTCCGTTGACCTGAAAAAACTGCAGGCCAACGACATCGACTGAGGCCACACCATGCTGATAGGACTGACCGGCGCGGACGGCGTCGGCACGGTTACCGCTGCCGACCACCTCTGTCTGCAACACCGATTCACGCAATTCCCGCTCGCTGAACTGCGCGCCGGCTGGATGCTCGCCGACGATGCGGTCGACCCGACCAAGGCAGCCGCCAGCCTCAGCCAGCTTCTCGGCGACCTGGCGGACGTCGATGCCGTGGTCGCCGGCGTCCGATTCGAGATCGAGGCCAGCATGATCCGCGAACGCGGCGGCGTGATCGTGCGCATTGAGCATCCCGGCGCGCCGCGCGTCATCGAGCATGCGAACGAAGCCGGTATCAGGCTGCACGACGGCGATCGCGTGCTGCACAACTACGGCACGTTTTTCCACCTGTACGACCAGCTCGACACGCTGGTCAACACCCTCCAATTCGAGCGGGCCGGCGCATGACGATCACCACCGATCGCGCTGCGCTGATCCTGCGCGTCGCCGAGCTCGAAGCGGAGGTGCGCATCTGGCGCGCCGCCGCCGTTGCCGAAGACGCATACGCGAGCCTCCGCGCGCAGGCCGGCAGCTCGCTCGAGCTCGCCGCTTTCGACCGCCTGCAAAAAGCCATGAGGGACCGCGCCCCGCTGCGCGCCCTCGCCATCCACGCCGCGTGCACCGAACGGCGCGCCACCTGAGCAACCACCCCAAACAGGAGAACCCATGTTCGCCGAACTCCACCGGCTGGCGCAGGCCGCGCCGCTGCTTATCTCCGTCACGGCTGAGGGCGACGCAATGCGCGTGACCACCAGCTCGACCAGCACCAAGAACGGCGGCCTGCTGCCCATGGTACTGATCGGCACGCCCGACGAGCTCGACCGCGATTTCGCAGCGGCCGTGCAGATCTACGAACCGTCGGCGCTCTCTATCCTGCAGCAGGCCCAGGCCGCCGCAACCGCCAACAGCACGGCCTGCAAAACGAAGGCCATCGCGAACGAGCCGACGAAAACCAGCAGCAAGGGCACCAGCACCACCGATGCGCCGCCCAAGCGCGGCCCGGGCCGCCCGCCGAAGAACGCCAGCGCGGCCGCGGCAAAAGCCGAGGTGACCAGCAACCAGTCCGAGGACGACAGCGAAGACACCGGCGCGACCGAAGTCGACCCGCGCCAGATGTCACTGGTTACCCCCGAACCCGAAGCGGCGCCTGCAGCGACCGACACCCTGCCGCCGACCGAGGCCAGCCCTCAGCCCAGCGACGCGACGCCCGCCGTCGCCGACAGCGACCCGCGCAACACCGGCCTCGACCTGCCGATCTGACCGGAGCCCACGATGCAAGCAACCCAACTCACCCGCGAGTTTCGCTACAACGGCGTGCGCCTGGCCGACCCGTCGCCGCAGTTCACGCTGGAGCAGGTGCGCGACTTCTACGCGAACACCTACCCCGAGATTCTCAATGCCGATATTGACGGCCCGAGCGTCGAGGGCACGCTGCAGGTGTACGGCTTCCGCCGCGCCGTAGGGCGCAAGGGCGCGGACCTGCGCGAGCAGATCGCGACCTGTTCGCTGTACGCCAAGGACAAGAGGACCATCCCGGTCGGCCAGATCGACCACCCGGCCGCCAAGGCACTGCTCCATACAGCCGGCCTCCATCGAGACCGACGTGCGGCGCTCGGCGCTGTGCTGATTCCGCCCCCTGCCTCGCTGCAGGTGCTGGCATGACGGCGCTCGCGCTTCCTCGCTTGGCGGCAGTGCCAACGCGGTACCGAACCCAGGATGACGGCGCGACCTGGTGCACGCCCGCCCTGCTCGGGCTTGTCGATGCCGATGCATTGTCGGCCGACGATGTACGGTGCGCCCCCGCCACGCCCGCAGAACTGCTGCAGCACACGCTGCAAAGGCACTGGGATGAAATCACGGCTGGCGCGCGGATATTCGACTGGCACCTGAGTGCGAACCCCAGTCAGTTGGGCTGGTGGATCCCCACTACGACCAGCAAAAACCTGTGGCTGGCCATCACGCCGCACAACAATAACCGCGTCGACGTGCCGCTCTACTACCTCGGGCCAACCATCACCACGCTCGAAAATATCCGCAAGGGCCTCGGGCAGACCGTGCTGGCCGTTTTCTACGATGCACTACGCCTGCTGCCGAATACGCTCACACCCGCTGACACCTACGGCCATGCCAGTTGGGTGCATTGGCATGGCGAAACCGACGAAACCATGGCTATTCAGTGGCTCTATGACGAAGGCGACTTCGAAACTATGGAGCAAGCTGCAGCAGCCTACGACGGCCCGACGCGCGAGGCGCTCTTTGAGTACATGCCCGAATGGGCCGCCTACCCCCGTCGCGTCCTCAGCGATCGGCAGGTAAGACGCATCGCCCGAAGCCATCCGTTCGTCGCGAAGGTCGTCGACGCGGTCGACGGGATTTGGAATCACGTGCATGCGACACACGCGACCGGCGGCTACGCGGACTGCAGGGTCGACGCCGACGGAGACTCGATCACCTGGATCGCAATTTTCCGCTGGCATCCCGAGGACCTGGCGCTGCGCATCGCCGACGATTTCACTGAATTTGTCACGCAGGGCGAGTATCAGGACGCCTCGACCTTGGTTTGCGTTGAATCGGAAAGCGACAGTCTCGCCCGCTGGCTGCACCAAATGCGCGCCAACGGTCAGCTTGCGCGCCTGGTCGAAAACCTCGTCGACCTGATCGCAATGCCCGACGCGCTGCGCGGCCGGGTCCAAATCACCGCGCATTGAGGTACCCATGGGTCAAGTCACCATCGCCGGCACCTCCAACGAGCTCAAGCTGAGCCATGCCGTGCTGCTCTACACGACAGCCTCGCCACATACGGCTGTCTACGCCACGTCGCACCCGGTAGAGCTGCTGCCGGAGGGCCCGCAGATTCTTCCCGGCGGCCCGCTGAGCCTGGGCGAACTGAGCGAGTTCGTCGAAGCAGCGCAGACGGCAACCGCCTACCGCGGATTCATCGAACCGCACGTGCTCTACCTCGCGCCCAACACGGTCGCCTGGTGGCGCCCGGCAGCCCCGCGCACGGTTTGGTTCAGCGCGGAGAAACCGATCGGCACGCGGCACGGCGTCACAGCACATCCGCCGCTGGTATTCATCGTCCATGAGCGCCAGTGGTACGTGTTCGCCCTGGCCAAGAACGAGCGGCCAGCCCCGAATACCCCGCTCCACGTGGCGCCGTATTTCAACGTGTGGGAGCGCGGCGAGATCTGTACCGGCAACGTGTCACTGCCGGACAGGCCGGCACCTGACGCGCTCAAGGCCTACGAGACGGCATTTTTTGACAGCCGTTTCACGCACCCCAACCACGCGCGCATCACGCGCCACAAGGACGGCGGCGGCGCGCTGTGGGCACATCTGCTCGACCACCCCGAAATCACGGAATTTCCCGCAACCGCCCTGCTGCCGCGCAAAGAAACGCTGACGCAGGCGATCACCCGCATCACCGCCGGAGACTGACATGCAAGCCATCATTTCGCAATTTCACGCCAGCTCCAAGCAGGGACTGGAAATCATCGCCGGCGCCTTGAGCGCCTTCGCAACGGCAGCGACCGACAAGATCGCAAAGGCACTGCGCAACCCGATCGCCGCTGACCCGGCCGACGAACAATACGAGCTCGACGCCAAGCTGTGGGACAGCGCGCCGACGGTGGCGGTACCGAAATTCGCAGAGTTCAAGCAACTCGAGGACGTCGGCCACCGATTCCTGGCCACCGCCGAAGGCCTATTCGTCGAGGTGCGCCGGCCGTGGCTGCACGTCATCCAGCCCGTGGCCCCACTCAACGGCCAAACCGTACGCCCGCCGTATGGCACCGTCAAGCCGAAGGTCGACCTGGCATTCGAGCGCCTGGGCGCCACCTTCCCGATGGTGCGTGCGTTCATCGAGGCCGCCCGCAAGGCCGCGCCCAACGAGCACGCGGCCTGGGCCGTCTGGGACAGCCGCACGGGCGACCTGGCCTATCGCGAACTCCAGATCACGGACGCAAGCCCGGGCGCCATCAGCTACGACCGGCCGCGGCTGGAGGACCACGAATCGCTGGTTGTCGACATGCACAGCCACGGCGCGCTTGCGGCATTCTTCAGCGAGCAGGACAACCGCGACGACGCTGGCGAGGTCAAAATCTCCTGCGTCGTCGGCGACCTGGCCGACGGCAAGACGCCGAGCATTCAATTCCGCCTGTGCGTGCTGGGCATGTTCCTACCGCTCAAGGTGCCGGCTGACGCCGTGCTGGGGGCTGCAGCGTGAGCGAGGCCGCGCACATCACCCCGCCGCGCATGCTGTCCGCGCAGGTGCGCGTGGTGCTGGTCGGTTGCGGCGGCAATGGCTCGCAAATGCTGACCGGCCTGGCCCGCCTCAACCACGCGATCCGCGCGCTCGGGCACCCCGGCCTCGCCGTCGAGGTGTACGACCCGGACACGGTCAGCGAGGCCAACATGGGACGGCAGCTGTTCAGCCCGGCGGATGTGGGCCACTACAAGGCCATCGTCCACACCCAGCGCATCAATCATTTCTTTGGGCTCGACTGGCGCGCGCAGCCGCGCAAGTACGAGCGCGGCGAGTACGCGCACCCGGCGGCGGTGCCGGCGCTCTTCATCGCCTGCGTCGACAGCGCGGCCGCGCGGCAGCAACTCGACACAGCAATCTCGGGCCGCATGAACACCTATCTGCTCGACCTGGGCAACCGCGCCAGCGACGGGCAAGTCTTGTTCGGTCAGACGCCGGCGACGCTCCAGGACGATGCCGCGGGCAACGCCCGCTTTAACCCGCCCGGCAGCGCTCCGCTGCCCTACCCGTACGCCGTGCTGCCCGAGCTGATCGACACGACCACGCCCGAAGACGACACGCCGTCGTGCGGCCTGGCCGAGGCGCTGGCCAGGCAGGAGCTTTTCGTCAATCAATCGATCGTGACGCCTGCGCTGGCCATCCTCTGGGAATTTTTCCGGTATGGCCGGCTGACCTGGCACGGCGCTTTCGTCAATCTGAAATCCGGCAGCATGCGCCCGATGCACGTGCGCGCCGACGCGACACAACAGGATGCCTGACATGACCACCACGACAAACGAATCCGTTTTCGAGCATCGATACAAAGCCGTCGAAAACCTCGTGCACGAAGCCGCGCGCTGGGCGTGCGCGCACCACGAACGCCAAACCACTCACGACCTCGATGGCAACCTGCAGGCCAACGAACAGAACGCCGCCCAGGATCTCGCGACCGCAATCCGCGAGGTCGCACTGCACGGCATCGAGGCGCACGTCGACGATCTGCACGTCGACGCGACGGCCGCGGCAATGAAGCGGCGCCTGGCAGAGAAACGCGCCGCCGGCTATCGCGGCTGGAACGACCCGAACGACTGCCACATCGAGAATCTCGCGATCCTGCTCCATCGCTCGCTGCGCCAGGGCAAGGCGCTGGACGTGGCGAATTTCGCGATGATGCTCTACCGCCGAGAAGCCGCGCCCGAAGCCATCACTGCAGCGCTCAGCCCGTGGCTCACGCCCCCGAAGCCAGCTGTCGAGCTGGTGCCGCACGCGGACCTGCAGGGCCTGCGCGACACCCTGCTCGCGCCCCGCAAGATCCTGCGCGATGAGGAGGGATGGCTCACCCACCCGGCCATGCCGGCGGTCGACGAGGACGTGCCCTACGATCGACTGCTGGCCGCCTTCGGCATCGAGACGTTCGTGCGCGACATGGAGACGGACGCCGACGAGGCCACCGCCAAGCGCTATTTCGACGATGGGCACCCCGACTGCAGCGCGTGGACGCCCACCCCACCCGAGGGCGAGGGCTGGCGCCTGCTGGAAATCTTCGACTCGGAGATCGGCCCCTATGCGCTATTCGCGCGCGCCGCGCAAACGGAGCCGTCACGCCGGCGCCAAGACGTGGCCGCGCCGAGCACGGACGACGGGATAGGAGCAACGTGATTCGGTTCGTAACAATCGCAAAGTTCTGCGAGATGACAGGCCTCACACCTGCCGCCGTATATACGCGCAAGTGCAAAGGGATCTGGCCTGAGGGTGTGGTTTGGCGCTACGAGCCAGGCACCAAGAAAATTCTGATGGACGTGGAGGGGTATAACCGATGGGTAGAAAAGGGACAGGAGTCACTATCGTTTCCGACTCCAGCTATGAAATCGCCTTCACCTATAAGGGCAAGCGCTGTCGGGAGCGGGTCAAAGCGAAGCCCTGTCCTGCCAACACTCGAAAGCTGATCCAGTTCCGTGCCGCAGTGCTGCACGCGATCGAAAAAGGCGAGTTCGACTATGCAAAGACTTTTCCCGATTCCAGGCACGCTGAGTCCCTCGCCGACCGGCCTGGCGACGTTCAAACAGTCGAGGACTATTTCGACAAGTGGCTCAAACGAAAGAAGGTCGAAATCAAGGCCTCGACCTACAAGGGCTACGAGCTGATCGTCAATCGATGGGTCATTCCCAAGTTCGGGAAGCTGGCCCTATCCGACATGAAGCGCGCACAGATTCGGGACTGGCTGGCAACGATTGACGCCAGCAAAAAGAAAAAGGTCTCCAATAAGCGGCTGTCGAATATCCAGAGCTGCATGCGGTCAGCGCTTGGCGACGCGGCAGACGACGAGCTGATCGACGCAAATCCGCTGGCCGGCTATACCTACGCGCGTGCCGAGTTGCCGACGGAGGGCCAGGACAACGACGAAATCGACCCGCTCTCACCTGCTGAGCAGGCGGCCGTGCTCGCGAAGCTGGGCATCGGCAACCGCAATATGGTTCAGTTTGCACTCTGGACCGGATTGCGCACGTCCGAACTGATCGCCCTGAACTGGTCCGACATCGATTTCGTCGGTGGTTACGTGCGCGTACGCCGTGCACTCACTCGGGAGGCAAAGGGAACCGCCGAATTTCCGAAGACCGCCGCCGGCCGGCGCGACATTCGCCTGCTCAGGCCTGCAGTTGAGGCCCTGCAGACGCAGAGGCCGCTGACCTTCCTGACGGAGCTCGATGGCCCCATCTTCAAGACGCGCGCTGGCGAACGCTTCTCTGGATCACACCAGATCTGGCGCATCTGGCAGGCAGCACTCAAACGAGCCGGAGTGCGCTACCGCAACCCCTACCAGACCCGGCACACCTACGCGTCGATGATGCTGTCGGCCGGCGAGCATCCTATGTGGGTGGCCAAGCAGATGGGGCATGCTGACTGGACGATGATCGCGCGAGTCTACGGCCGGTGGATGCCATCGGCGGATGCCGAGGCCGGCACCCGGGCCGTGGAGAAATTCGCTGGCGAGGCTGGCAAATTACCTGTCAAATCGAGCGCAAAACTGGCAAAAATCAGCTAA